CACAGACGCGATCTCCGTAGCTTGCAAAGCTTTAGGCTTCGGCGCGGACATTTACTGGGAGGCAAGACGTACAAAATACAACACCGCCCCGCCGGAGCAGGACGAAGAATACACCTGCGCGCAGTGCGGTAAGACGATCCGCGACGGCAAAAAAAAAGACGGAAGCACTTGGAAAGCGGGCGATATTGCGTTGTACGCGCAAAAACGGTATGACAGACAGCTTTGCTTTGAGTGCTTGGGAAAAGAGATCAAAGCCGAAAAGGCGACGGAGAAAGCTGGTGGCTTAAATGGTACAATTTGATTTTACAGCTGCCCGCGTGAATGAAGACGGAGAGCTTTGCCTCAAAGTCATCAACACACCCGCCGCAAGACAGTTTGTGCTTGGTATGCGCGAGCGTATGTATACGTGCGAGGTAAAAGAGTACCGGCAAAAGCGCAGCTTAGATGCAAATGCCTATTTTTGGGTGCTTTGCGATAAGCTTGCAGAGGCGACGAACCAACCGAAAGAGCTGATCTACCGCGAAGCGGTGCGAAACATCGGCGGCAACTGCGATACGGTGTGCGTGATAAATTCCGCCGTGAACAAGCTGCGGCAGATGTGGCAGCATAATGGGCTCGGTTGGGTAACGGATGTACTGCCCAGCAAAGTGCGGGGCTGCACAAATGTGATTGTATACTACGGATCCAGTACATACGACAGAGCGCAGATGGCGCGTTTGATCGATAATATTGTACAGGACTGCCGGGCGGTGGGCGTGGAAACGCTCCCGCCGGACAAGCTGGAAGCCCTGAAAGATGAGTGGGCAAGATGATTGGTGAGTGCTTTATTTGTGGTTGCTATGGTGTGGTCGAGCGGCACCATATATTCGGCGGTGCGCTGCGCAAAAAAAGCGAGCGCTACGGATTGGTCGTTACGCTGTGCCATAGTTGTCACAATGAGCCGCCCTACGGGGTACACCACAACGCCAAGGCGATGCAAAAGCTGCACGAATACGGGCAGCGCAAAGCCATGGCGGAGAACGGCTGGAATATTGATGATTTCCGCCGAGAGTTTTATAAAAACTACCTTTAGCGGTTATCCGTTGTTTGCCTTCGGGCGGGTGGCGGATACCTGTGCGGGTAGAAGAAAGGAAAGTCGACGATGGCGAGACCGCAGAAAGAAAATGTGGACTATTGGCCTTTCGATGTGGGACTTTTCCAAGATCGTAAATTCCGTTTGATTCGCTCCGAATTTGGAATAAAGGGCGCTTATATAGCTTTAGAGCTTATCAATATGGCGTACAGCGAAAACGGATATTATGCAAAATTCGGCGAAGAAGACTGCCTCCTGATGTCCGAGGGTGTCGGTGGTGGTTGCGAAGCGAGTTTTATTATGGAGGTAGTACGAGGGTGCTGCAGACGTTCTCTCTTTGACGAGGGTATCTACAATGCGTTCGGCGTGCTCACCTCTCACGGCATACAGCAAAGATACTTGAGAATCATCGGAAAGAACAGAGCTGATGTGCGATTTATTAAAGAGTATTTTTTGCTTGATATAAGCGATGAAAGAGATGTTCCGGCGAACATCCGTAATAAAGTTACGCTTTTATCGAGTTTTCCGACGGAAAACCCCAGTAAACCGA